GACTTTCAGAGTCGATGGTTGACAGCGAGACAGGTCAGACATTTAGTACAACACAACCGAGAATGGCATTTGCGTTGACTACATGGGAGTATGACGCTTCTCGCAAGAGAACCACAATGACAAGAAAAGTCAGAAATGATAGTCCTCTTGTAAACTATGAAAAGCAATATCGGTTTACAGAAGTACCATACAACTTTACATTTGAGTTGTATATCGTTGCAGATACGATGGATAATGGATTAAGAATAGTAGAGCAGATACTTCCATACTTTACACCATCATATACATTATCCGTAAATTTCACAGACATTGATCGTAAGATTGATCTACCAGTAACATTAACAAGTGTTTCTTGGGAAGATGACTATGAAGGTAATTTCGATTCAACTAGAAGTATGCTATACACTCTTTCATTTGAAGTAAAAGGATATGTAATAGGTCCTATCAAGGATGCAAAACTCATACTCGAAACTCAAGTTGGATTCAAAGAATTTGAAGATATACAACTAGTTACAGGTGAAAGTAAAAACTTTGCGCTTGTATGGGATAGAGCAGTTCAACCTGGCACCACAGGACCTGCGGCGCCGCTAGCCTTAACAGGAACGGCATTTGATGTTTGGGAAGATATACAGGATTATGGTGTAATCAATCCTGCATGGAATGCAGGAGGTCCATGATGGAACCAACCAAAGGTGTAGACCAGAAACTAGCGTCTGTATTGGGAATAGAAAACTCAATTGTACAGACAAACAAACCAAAAGAACTTGCAGTAAGAATTCCAGAAGGAAGTCACCCTATATCGCAAGAAGACCCACACGCTGCAAACGATTTCAACGAAGTAAGAAAGAACTTGAAAGAATTAATAGATGTTGGTAAGAATGCTTTGGATGGAATCATGCAAGTTGCCAGCGAAGGTGAATCTCCGAGAGCATACGAAGTTGCAGCAATTCTTATGCGGCAAATTGCCGATGCAAATACAACTCTTATTGATCTGCATAAGCGTGTGAAAGATATAAGAGGAGTAAAGGATAGCAAACAAACCGCACAGAGCATAACAAACAATGCAATCTATCTTGGAAGTACCAAAGACTTACAGGAGTACCTGAAACTTCAAAGAGAAGAACAGAATAGATTGGAAACAGAATCGGATAGTTAATGACACAGAGAATAGGTGACGCTTATCTTGGAAATGCAAATCTCAAGGCAGCAAATACTGCCATTGAGTTTACTCCAGAGCAAGTTGAAGAATATATCAAGTGCAGCAAAGACCCTGTGTACTTTATAGAAAAGTATATCAGAATCGTAACGCTTGATCGTGGTCTTCAGCCATTCAAGCCGTGGGGATTTCAAAAGGAACTGATTGACAAAGTACATACGAACAGATTTGTAATATGCAAATATCCCCGTCAGAGTGGAAAATCAACCACAGTTCTTGCATATGCTTTGTGGTATACGCTGTTCAACCCAACGGTAAATGTTGCCTTACTAGCAAACAAATTGCAAACCGCAAGAGAACTTCTAGGAAGACTAAAAACAGCATATGAGTATCTTCCTAAATGGCTACAGCAAGGTGTTGTTAGTTGGAATAAAGGTTCCATAGAACTCGAAAACGGCTCAAAGATCATGGCAAGTGCGACTTCCTCAAGTGCAGTTCGTGGTGGTTCTTTCAATCTGATTATTCTTGACGAGTTTGCGTATGTTCCACATGAGTTGGCAGAAGACTTTTTCTCATCGGTTTACCCAACAATTGCATCTGGTAAAACTTCAAAAGTCTTGATCGTATCTACTCCAAAGGGACTTAATCTCTTTTATAGATTATGGATAGGGGCAAAAGAAAAACTAAACGACTATGTTCCAGTAGAGATACATTGGAGCGATGTTCCAGGCAGAGATGAAAAGTGGAAAGCACAGACAATTGCAAATACAAGTGAGGAGCAGTTTCGAGTTGAGTTTGACTGTGAGTTTATCGGTTCTCTCCATACCCTTATAGATGCAAAGAAACTGAAATCAATGGCATGGAGAAGACCCGTTAAGAAAACTCTAGATGGGTTAGATGTATATGATGCACCCAAACCAGATCGAATTTATACGATAACCGTTGATCCGTCCAGAGGCGGTGGTGCAGACTATCATGCTGCAAGCATTATTGATGTAACTCAAATACCATACAGACTGGTTGCCAAATTTAGAAACAACACAATGTCGCATCTTATTTTGCCAACAATTATTGATAAATTGGCAAAAGAGTATAACAATGCAAGCGTTCTGGTAGAACTCAATGATATTGGAGAGCAAGTTGCTCAAATTTTACATGAAGAATTGGAATGTGAAAATATGCTTACTACCCGAGTAAAGGGTAGGGGTGGGCAAGTGTTGTCTAACTTTGGTCAAGGAAAAAGCCAGTTTGGTGTCAAGACGACACATCCTGTGAAGAAAGTTGGGTGTTCTGTTCTAAAATCTCTCATAGAAGAAAACAAACTGATGGCAGAAGACTTTGAAGTGGTTGGTGAACTCTCTACATTCATCTCAAAGGGAGATTCATACGAAGCAGAACCAGGCTATCACGATGATCTTGTAATGAGTTTGGTTTTATTTGCCTGGATGACTTCGCAGCCATTTTTCAAAGATTTTACAAACCTAGATATCAGGAAACTCATATATGAGGAACAGATAAGAAAAATAGAAGAAGATTTGACTCCATTTGGAATGATTGACGATGGACTTGTACCTCCAGACGAGGATGACCGAGTGTTTTGATCTGGCTAGTCAAACTACAGTTAGGCATAAATAGTACGAAACATTCGGAACTTCCGTTTGAACAAAGGAGATACACATGGGATTCCAATTAAGTCCAGGCGTAGAAATCAAAGAGTTTGACTTCTCAAACATCATCCCCGCCGTAGCCACCACATCTGGTGGGTATGCGGGTAGATTCATTTGGGGACCAGCAGACGATGTTTACACGATCAGTAGCGAAAACGAATTGAAGTCGGTATACGGTAAACCAACAGACGCGATTGCAAGTGGTTGGTTCACGGCTGCTAACTTCCTTTCGTATGGAAACAACCTCAAGGTTGTCCGTGTAATCTCCGATGCTTGCTTCAATGCAAACTCAACTATAGTAGGAAATACGTCGGATGTAGGACTAGTAATCAGAAATGATGCAGAGTTCACAACCAAATATGATGCAGGAACCGTTGACTTTGCATTTGCTGCCAAGTATCCAGGCAAACTCGGAAACGCCATTGCAGTATATCACTACAATGCACCAGGCGACCATACTCTAGAAACAACACAGTTCTTCCTAGATTGGGGAGTAACATACAAAGAAGTCTTCAACCGCGCACCAAACTCGGCAGAAGGACTCGGTACAAATCAACTAACAGGTGGTTCTACTTGGGCACATGAAAGATCAAAGTATCTGGACGAAGTTAATATCGTTGTCGTGGATGCTACAGGAGAAATTTCTGGAATCGCAGGAACTATTCTTGAAAGATTCGAGGGTCTATCCGTATTCCCAGGCGCAAAGAAGGCAGATGGTTCTGCAAACTATGTACCAACGGTAATCAACGATCAATCTACATACATTTGGGTTGGTTCAGAATATGATGTTCCAGGCGGAACTCTAGGAATCTATGAATACGACATAACATCAACACCAGTAAATGAATCGGTTATCACAGCAACAGAAGGCGCACTTGGAAAGTTCACATTTACCGAAGGTGCAGATGGAACCGATGTTGACTTTGCAATCGGAGATTACTGGAATGCAGACGGAACCAGAGGTTATGGTCGCTTCCTAGATAGCGAGCAAATTGATGTATCTCTAGTCATGCTTGGAGCCCCAGATGGTGCAGGTTCCGCAGTAATTCACACAACACTAGCACAAAATCTTGTAGAGTTGTGCGAGGCAAGAAAAGACTGCGTTGCATTCATCTCTGCTCCATATACAGGAGTATTCAATGAAACAACTGGTACAGCAATCTTGGCAAACTCTATTGCTTGGAGACAAGGTACTGGTGCATTCGCTGGTACTGGATTCAATAGATCATCTTCATACGCTGTTCTCGACAGCGGATGGAAGAAGCAGTATGACCCATACAACGATACTTTCCGTTGGGTTCCTCTGAATGGAGACATGGCTGGTCTATGCGCCAAGACAGACGCAGACCGCGATCCGTGGTACTCACCAGCAGGATTGAATCGTGGTCAAGTCAAGCGCGTAGTCAAATTGGCATTCAATCCAAACCAAACACAACGCGACGAGTTGTACCAAGTTGGAATTAACCCAGTTGTTACCTTCCCAGGCCAGGGAGTTGTTCTCTACGGAGACAAGACCGCTCTAGCCAAACCAAGTTCATTCGACCGCATCAATGTTCG